CAGCCGCCGCCGATCGTGTCCTGACCGGCCGGATCGAACACGCGGACGTCGTAGCCGCGCTCGACCATCTTGATGCTGAAGTCCGAGGCCAGCGAACGCTGGTGCTCGTTGGTAGCCGGCATGCCTTCGGAGCGCTCGCAGACCACGGAGATGGTCGCGTTCCAGACATGCGGATCGAACAGGGCGCGCAGCCGATCGGCATCCTCGACCGAGGAGTTGCCGTCATGGGCGCAGTAATTGAAGAACGGGTGGCGGCCCGTGACCTCGTGCCAGATCAGCCCTTGGTAGGCGATCTGTTGCAGCGTCAGCTTCTTCTTGAAGGGGACGAGGAAGTCGCGAGCGGCGTCCGTGGTCTCGTGGACCGAGAACTGCAGGCCGATCGTCGGGATCTCCATCGAGATCTCGCGAACCGTCTCGTAGTTGACGGTCGGCGCCGAGGTCGAGATCAGCAGCGCGGCGTTCGGATACATCCGGTACAGCTCGCGCAGCGCCGGGATCAGGCCCTTCAGGTTCAGGAGCGGCTCGCCCATGGACATGAACATGATCTGCAGGCGCTTCATCTCTGAGGCCTGGATGCCCGTCTGCTCGATCGAGTGCTCGACCTGGGCGACGATCTCGTCGGCGGTCAGCGACCGGACGAAGTTGTCGCCAGCGCCGCAGAAGCGGCAGCCAACCGGGCAGCCCGACTGGGTCGAGCAGCAGATCACGGTGCGGGTGGCGTAGTCCGGATATTTGTAGAGCACCGACTCCGCGACCGCGGTGCCGTTGTCGAACACGAACTTGGCGACGTTCTGTGCGGCGTCGTCGATCCGCTTGATGTCATTCCAGGCAGGTCTCACGCGAGAAGTTCCTTGAAGCTGATGCCGTCCGCTGGGACGATGCAAAGGTCTTTTCTCAGGCCGGTCAGGATGAAGCCCACCGTCCGGGTTCGGATTTCGTATGCGGTCTGCCGGTCGTGGGATCTCCGCGTCGGGCAGTAGAGTTTGTGAACCAGCTCAGAATCGCCGCCTCGTGCGAGAGCGATGGCAGCTTTGGTGAGGCGATCAGACAGACGAGCGGAATTGCACCACCGCATCCATTCGAGGATGCCGAGAGCGCGATCTGCGTCGTCTCGCTGAGGCGAGTACTTCGCGAGGCCGTCGAATGGCTTCATGGCGCTGAGGAGACGATTGCGTTCGATTTCCTTCAGCTCGGCACGCGACATGCCGACCATGTTCCATCCGCCTGACCGGTTACCGGACGTGAGCCATCGGCGTTCAGCATCGGGTGTCTTGTCGATGATCTCGACAGCGTCGACGAGAAGCTGCCAGACAACATCGCTGTGCCTGGCCTTCTCACCCTTCAGATCGAGGGCCAGCTCTCGTCCGTAGGAGAGCCAGCCCAGCGCCTGGGTGCGAGCCTCAAGCGGGGACGAGTTCGTCATTCGTCACCGCAGCGTTGCCGTACATCTGACGGCGTCGCGTGGCCCGGTACTCGTACTCGCCGAACGAGATGCGCTTTTGCGTGAGCAGCAGCTGCCCTTCGTTCGCGTCCTTGTGGATGCGATTGGCGATCACGTTGAGCTGTGCGATGTTCATGCGCTCGACGGTGCGCAAGACGTCTGTCGCTGGGATTTCCTTCTGGCGATCCCGCTGTAGGCTTCCGACCCAGTAGACGAGCACATCGCCGGCCGCAGCCTGCTTGAGCCAGTCGTAATAGTCAGACAGCGCGCCCGGGGAGATGTCGAGGGTGGTGGTTTCGAACGACGACATCACGCCCCCACCTTGTTCTGGACGAGGGCCGAGTACATCCCGACGACGTAGACCATGTTGTCCACGATCTTGCCGAGGTGCGAGACGTCCTGACGGTCCTGCTCGCGCTCGATCTCGGCGATACCTTCGTGTGTCAGCTCGAACTCGAAGTCCTCATCGTCATCGAGGTCGTCATCGAGGTCGTCGTCGAGATCATCGTCGTCGCTCGGCTGAGGCGCCGAGCCTGATCCGTTGTCGTCCTCGTCTCGGCTGTTCAGCGTGTCGATGATCACGAGGGTGATCGGATCGTCCTCGGTGCCGAGGCACGGTCCACCCGGCGGGCAGGTGCAGGGGATGATTTCGATCCCACCCCGGGCCGCCAGATCGTTGGCCAGGAAGGGAAGGATGGTGTTCAGGAACGGATCTCTCATAAGGCCTCTGTTTGCATTCAAGCAAATGTCTGTGATGCGAAAAGGGGCGACCTGGCACGCACAACCAAATCAGGGCGCCCCTCGATATTCCCCGCTCAACGGGGAAGCTCAGCTCTTAGAAGGGGATGTCATCATCCATGTCGCTGCGACCACCGCCGCGGCTGTTGCCACCGCGGTCATCGTTGCGGCCGCTACCACGGTCGTCGCGATCGTTACGGTTCTCGCGGCTCGACGAGCTACGGTTGTTGCCGCCACGGTCATCGCGACCACCACGATCATCGCGGCTCGACGAGCGACCACCGCGATCATCACGATCGTTGCCGCGGTCATCGCGATCACGGCCACCGCCGCCGTTGTTGTCGTTCTTGTCCCAGATCTTCTGGATAGTGCCGCCGAAGGCGGACACCTTGATCTCGGTCGAGAACTTCTCGACGTCCTGCTGGTCCTTCCACTTGCGGGTCTCGATCTGGCCTTCGAGATAGACCTGATCGCCCTTGCGGAGGTTCTCCTCGATGAACTTGATCGAGCCCTTGCCCTTCTCGCCCCACACGTTGACGCGGTGCCACTCGGTCTTCTCTTCCCACTCGCCCGTGTTCTTGCTCTTCCAGCGCTCGCTGGTCGCAACGGACAGGTTGGCGACGTCGCTGTTACCGACCGACCGGATCTCGGGATCCTTGCCGAGGCGGCCCAGGATGATCGCTTTGTTAACTGACATGAGGTCGTCTCCTTTTCTGCGTTTGCATTACCATTCCGTTTGCATTCATGCAAGCGGCAAATCAAAAATCTAGCTTGGTGAAGAGGCCGGTCTTCTCGTTGAAGCCGACGTCGACCGAGCCCGTGTTTCCGGCGATGCGCTTGAGGCGCACCTTCGGGATGAAGATGGTTCGTTCGTTCGGGGCCTCGTCCGGACGACACGCATGCACGACAACGCCGAGATCCGGCTTGTTCGCCCAGTGCGCTGAGTCCGAGATGTTGTAGAGCCCCGGGATCATCTTCCCCTCCAGTTTGGTCGGATGCGCTACAACGCAGGTCGCGCAACCGAACCGATTGCCGAACCGCTTCATCTTCTTGATCGCCTTGCCGACGTACTCCGTCAGTGACATGGCGTTGGGCCGGTTGTGCTCCAGCTCGTTCCACGGGTCGATCATCAGCATCTTCACGCCGTAGCGGAAGACGGCTGCTGCAGCCCTGTCGAGCACGAAGTCCAGATCGACCTCGATGTCATCGTTATCGTCGTCGTAGTCGATGAAGTAGAAGTAGCGTTCGACGAATGCCTCGGCTCTCTTCCGGTCTTCAGGCGTCCACGCAGCTCGTTCCTTCTCCAGGAACGCGGTCATCAGCTCATAGGCCAGGAACGGCTTCACCGACTTCTCGCCTGAGAACATGGCGATCGGCCACTTGTGTCTCATCGCGAGCTTGACGGCGACCTGGTTCATGAAAGTCGACTTGCCGACGTTGGGTATACCGGTGCAGACGATGAACTGTCCCTGGTAGAACTTCATCTTCTCGTCCAGCTCCTTCGAGATGCCGGCCTCGACCATCTCGGGGATCGCGATTTCCGGATAGTCGGACAGCTTGAAGAGGCCCTTGACGGGCCACTCCTTGGCGTTCTCGATGATCTCGCGGACCTTCTCCGCGCCGAGGTGCTTCTTGACCTCGTTCAGATCCTTGCAGCGTCTCAGCTCGCCCGTCTTCTTGTCGGCGACCACCTCGTCCTCCGGATACTGGATCCAGAAGCACTTCGCGGGACCGATGCGTCTGACCAGCTCCTTCGCCAACCGGCGGCCGGGCTCGTCACCATCGGTGGCGATGATGTGGTACTTCACCGCCATGATGGGCTGCAGGAGCCGAACCATGAACGCGAACTTGTCGTCGTCCTCGGGGTCGATGTCCTTCGCATCGTCCGGCACGGCGATGAGGTTGCCGTTCTTGTCACGAGCGGGCGGCGCCCCGTCCGGGACGGAGATGATCGTGTCGTATCCAGACTCCTTGCCGGCCTGCACGTCGAACTCACCTTCGGTCCAGATCAGGGAGTCTGTGCCAGCCTCCAGCCGCGCCATCGTCTCCTCGTTGAATAGGACGTCGGCGTTGTAGACCGTCTTGACGGCGCCCTTCTTCTGCATGAACCGGCGCTCGCCATCCTGCGCCCACCGGTACTTGGCGTTAACCTCGACGCCGTGCTCGAAGTACGGGAAGCAGAGGACGTTGCCGCGTTCATCCGGCAGAACGACGAGGTTGTCCTGCGAATCGCGCGAGAGACGCCCGCTGTACATCCCCATATCCGCCGACATTTCCACGCTGAGGCCGCGGTCCTCGATCCCCCTTGCGTGCTTCTCGCTTAGCATTCTCGTATTCACTCCAGGTGCAATGGTGGCAGTTCCAGACGACACCTGAAGCGTCGATCTTGACGCTCAGGCATTTGAGTTTTTTGTGGGCTCCCTTCCGCTTGTGAGAGCAGTTCGGGCAGATCGCGTACGACGTGCCCATCTTGATGGACTTCAGCTTGATGCCGGCCTTGCTGAGGACTTTCTCGACGTCGACGCCAGCCATCAGATCGCCATCCCCGGACGACCACGCGGACGGGCCGGTGCGCTCTCGGTTTCCCAGCGGGCCTTGTTGATCCAGACACTGGCCGCTGCGATGAACCGCTCGTTGTTCGGGTCGTCCTTGACCTGAGCGTTCATGCGATCGGCGTAGTGACGAAGGCCGGCCATCAGGTCGATGAACTCGACCTCGTCGTCGGCGTGTACCTTGTCGAGTTTGACCCAGGCTTCCTTCCGGCTGTCACCGCGCTTCTTCGGATAGAGCTTCCAGAACTGCTCCCGATAATCCTCGGGCCACGGCGCAGTCTTGCGCTCCTTCTTCCGGTTAGCTTTGGGTTCTCTTGATGGGTTCAGTGTGGGTTCATCTGATAGGTTAGGCGGCACGTCGTTCCGCTGGTCACCGGCATCAGATTCCGCACCCACCGGAACGTCGTTCCGGTCCTCACCGGAATCTGGTACCGCTCCCCCCGGCATCTCGTGCCGCGGCACGTCATTCCGGTCCTGATCGTTGTCGTTCGCCGCAGTTTTCCTGGCGTTACCAGCGGAACGTGATGCCGGTGGTTCGCGGGTTGATCCATCACCCGGATCTTCCATGTTCAGGTAGATCAGGTCGGTCGTGTCGCGACGCTTGACACGACGGATCAGCTGCATGTCTTCCAGATCGTAGAGCGCGTTGCGCACGGCGCGGTCACTCGCCTCGATCTCGTCGGCAATCCGCTTCTGCGAGGGCCAGCAGGCACCGTCAGCATCGTTGGCTCGGTTGGCGATCGACATCAGCACCGCCTTACGAAGCAGGCTGCCGGTTTTGATCTTTCTGGCCCAGGCCTGTGCGTCGAAGCTCATCTCGTAGTTCCCTTGGATTTGACCCGCTGAGCGGGTTCGTGTATTTGCAGGAAAACAAATGCAAATGCAAGCCACGAGATTTCGTGGCCGCACAACTCGAGTCACACCAAAAAATGGGTTCCATCCTCGTGGCCGGTCTCGACCCGGCCTTCGCCAACTTCGGCATCGCCAGAATGCGCCTCGACCTCGACAGCCTGGAGCTGTCGCTTGAGGCCGTCAGGACGCTCAGCACGCGCCCGATCGATAAGAAGGCCCGGAAGGTCGTCCGGAAGAACAGCGATGATCTACGCCGCGCCAAGGAGCTGCACGACGGCTTCCACGAGGCTATCGCCGGCTGCGTTGTAGCGTTTGGCGAGATCCCAACCGGGACGCAGGGGCAGCGCGCCGCGCTCGGCTTCGGCGTCGCGCTGGGTGTCCTGGCCTCGTGCCCGATCCCGATCATCCAGGTCATGCCGGCCGAGACGAAGGCGGCGATCGGCAACCCGAAGGCGGAGAAGCCCGAGATCATCGCCTGGGCCGGCGCCCGTTATCCACAGATCGACTGGCTCCGATATCACGAAGACGTGATCTACAGGGGCGAGAAGCGGCGGAGCGCCGGGGATTTGCACGAAGACAACGAGCACGTCGCCGACGCGACAGCCGTCTGTCATGCCGGAATCAAAACGGAGCAATTCAAGCAACTGATGGCGCTCTGGAAAGCTGCCGGCATTCAAGTCGGTTAACGAACCGTTACGACCATCGTCGTAGACGCGCATTCCGGGCCCCGGAACGGATCCGGAACAAAAAATCGTTTGCAATCAGGGCGAACCAGCCTTAGTGAGTCGCGTTAGCATCCGTGCAAACGGGGGACCGCGAGATATGATGATAAATAGCATTTTGAATTTGCCGAGAAGAGATTCGAGCGCTGATGTAAGTCAGCGCTGACTGTCTCTTTGTTAACGGTTTGCACTGCGCATCTATGATATTGGAGGACCGCCAGGTGTCTGAAGCGGTATTGGAAATGAAATCCCCGAAGAAGGCGGTGATCGACTGGATCGATCACATCCTTGACCGAAAGAAGTGGGACGGAACCCGTCTCGCCCGCGAGGCCAAGCTCGCTCCTTCTACGATTCTGCGTCTGCTCAACGATCCCGAGCACCCTTTCATCCCCACACTCAAGACCCTGCAGAAGATTGCAGATGCCTCCGGGTATCCGATCCCTCGCAAGGTCACTGAGGCTCTCGGCGCTCCGAAGATGGAAGCTCCGGCAGAGGGAGAGGAGGAGAACGGGGACGCTGGCTCTCGACGTGATCGAGGTGGCCGCGTGCGCGCAACCACGGTTGAACTGAAGCATGTCTCGTCGTTGCCTGCCTCGCTCCAGGCCGCATCCTCCGCACGTCGGGAGGCCTACGTTCCGGCGCCGCCGCAGCTAGAGGACGACGAGACTGCGTTCGCATTCTACATGCCGGACGACAGCTTCGAGCCTTGGCTGAAGTCTGGATCACTGATGTTCGCGACCAAGCGCAGGGATCCCGTTCGGAACGATGTGATTGTCGTGACTGACAAGTCCGATCGCACCAGGGTTCGACTGCTGTGCGGCATCGACGAGAGCGGCCTGCGCACGCTTAAGAAGATGGGCAGCGACGAAGAGGAGCAGATCAGCTTCGAGGACATCAAGGATCTCGCGATCCTGATCGGCCTGATCAAGGCCATCTGATAACGGCAGGGGCTCAGCCCCCGCCGTCCTCAACTTCGAACGTATTCTCGACATCTCCGACGAGCTTCCCGATGCGCTCTACCGAGGCGGTCAGCTCGTAGATGTCGAGGTCCCGCCTCAGGTCTGTCAGTCGCTTGAGCCAGGCCTCGTCGTTTGCGACCTTCTGAACGTTCACGATGCTCTCCCATTTCTCCTGGTTGAGGGACAGCGTGACCTTCTCGATCTCGAAGTCGAGGAAGTCGATGAACTCCCTGAGCGGGATCGCGACCTTATCCATCGCCGGTCGAATGATCAGCATCTGCTGACAGATCTCCTCCAACATCGGGTGGAGTCGGCTTTGGAATCGAGCGTTGATCGGCTGCGGTCGCACAGCCGGCTCGGCAGTCCTAGTTTGCTTTTTTCCCATTCAGGATGCCTTTCCTCGCGGCCCTCATGCGAACGTGCTGTTCGACGGCCTTGAAGTCTTCCTTGGTCGCCCGCCATGGCTTCAGGCCGCGGTCGAGTGCAGCTAGAGCCAGGGCGGTCGCCTTGGTAGCACCGCGCTCCTCGTATTTGGAAACAGCTTGAGGGGTGAGGCCGAGCCAGTCGCCCAGCTTGGCGTGGGTCAGATTCCTGGAGATCCTCCAAGCCCTGATCTCCACTCCCGACAGAAACTTCTCCGACGCAGATCGGCCCGACATAATGTTATTCTCTTGCACAAAAACAACTGCATTTGCGCAGCGGGATGTGCCGGATAACTCACCCGGCGAAGATGAGAAGTCACATATGCTTGAGGGGCTGAACGGCAAGGGCATAGGGGGCCCTCGCCATTTGCATCACGCTGCGCTTGCCACGGGAGCGGGTGTGATTCGGGCGGGATTGCCCAGTTGCCACTGATCGCGAACGACAAGCACGGCAGACGCTCGTGTTATCGGTTCGCTGACGGCCTGCCATTTCGGCGGCTTGCCCTGGCGCATAAACGCCACGACGACCACCATCGGCTCAGCCTTCGGTTGCTTCCTCTGTTTCATGTCTCCTCTTTTACACGGCCTCCAAAAAGTTCTCAATCGGGCCATCCAGCTCGTCGAATACGTTCACGATCGAACGATCCCTCTCGCTGTTTACCCAGATCACAACGGTCACGGCGACACCCTGGTCGTTGGTGTACCGCTCGATGTGATCGACGGTGCCGACAGAACCTGCCGGCATCGTATGCTCGATGTCCTCGTGGTCAGCACCCATCGTCTCGATGAGCAGTTTGACATCTTGGCCCGGGACAAAGCCATGCCATTCCTTCAGCAGATCAGGCATCGACCTGGTCCTGCAGCTCATCGGACAGCCTGTCGGCGTTCGCCATGATGGGCTCCAGATAGGTGCTGTAGTCGGCGACCACGTCCCATCCGCTGTTGCCATAGACGAACCAGACGCATCCCTGTCGCCGATCTCCCTCGTAGAAGATCAGCATGTCGCTGTCGGTCGAGAACATCGCGCCGATGATCGCCTCGGGATCGACGCTGCGTTTGAGGGCGGTCGCCCCGCCGTCGTACACGTCGATCGTGTATCCGGCGGCGATGCCGTCCTCGATAATCTTCCGAGCGATCTGCTCCTCGGCCTCACGTATGCTAGGCATCTGCCATCTCCTTGTTGAAGTTGTTTTTGCGGGCGCCGTGGACAGCGATGGTGATGTCAGCCTTCGCCTTCACCTTGTTGCCACCGCACAGCATGCAGGCGGCGCACTGCACTGCCTTGCCCATCTCCGCCGACGCCGGGCAGTGCCCTTCGCCGGGAAGCTTCGGGTCTGCCTCACGGCGGACGCGGAAGGTGCGGAAGCCCAGTCCCTTAGCCAGGACGCGATCGACCTCGCTGTCGCAGGAGGCCATGCAGAACTCCGCCAGCTCGGGCTTCTCGCGCCACAGGTGGGTGTAGCCGGTGAGAGCTGCGACCTGGCCCAGCGCCATCTTCCAGACCCTGATCGGAACGGCTCCCGGATCGCCGTACGTGCCGACGCGGACGGTCTTGCGGGCGAGCAGCTTGCGGGCCTTCGGAAGCGGGACTTCCTGATAGACACCGCGCTGATAGGCGTCATAGACGACGCGCGGGCCGTGCATCAGGGTGACGTAGCAGGAGCGGCCGACGTTGGTCAGCTTCTTCGTCTTGTCGTCCCGAATGATCTTGCCGCGGTGCCGGCAGTTGCCGCAGATCGAGACGTCCGCACCGGTCTGCACGGCCTGCATCGGGTGGATGCCGTCGAGCATGATGTAGATCTGGACCATGGGCCCGGTCTTGGTGTTGCTGCCACCGTCCTCGAGTCCGGTGGCGATGCATATAATCGGCTTGTCATCGATCTCGGACGGGCCGCGGTAGAGAATGAAGCCGTTCACGGGTCTCTCCTTCATGCGAACATCAACAATTCACGGGGTTTGGTCAGAGCAAGCTCCTGCTCGGCGCGGTAGAGCTGCCGGCTGAGGATCTGGATTTGCTTGTTCTTGCGGGCTTTGAAGTCTCGGATGGCGTCAGCCTCAGACTCCGAGTACTTCTTCTTGAACGCGGTGAGCAGTTGAAACTCACCGGTACACAGCCAGGCGCCCTTCGGCGTCCGGCGCTCGATTTCCCACCACCACATCTCCAGACGGGGGTCGGTCACTCCGTACTCATCGCGATCGGCGTCGACGATGTAGGAGTAGCTCTTGGCTTCACACCGCCAGAGGACGTCTTCACCCTCTGGCGGCTTGCCTCGCGGATAGTGCAGCTTCACGCAACACCAGGCAGGGCGAGTTGTCCCTTCTTGTTGTCGTTGGCTGCGACCGCCTTCTGGTTGTCGTTGGCCGGCGGCGTCTTCACCTTCGGCAACGGCGGATAGAGGTCGATCAGCTCCTCCATGGCGCGGGTGGCCGCCACGTATTGCAGATTGAACTCCTGTTCCTTCTCCCAGGGCATGGTGGCGTATTTCGACGGGCAGGTGTTCAGCCGGTCGAGCCAGTAGACCCGCTTCCATTCACGGCCTTTCGACCGGTGGATGGTGCAGAGGGTCAGGATACCTTTCACGTCGTCGGCGAAGATGTTGTCGATGTAGGCGGTGACGGCTGAGATCGAGTCCTGCTTCTCCTCACGGCAAGCATCCATGATGACCTTCAGGGTTTCGAACTTGTCCTCGGCCTCCTGGACCTTCGACATCTTCTTCTTCGGCAGCCAGCGCTCCTTCTCCTTCTCCAGCCAGTCCTCCAGCTTCTCCTCCAGCTCGGGGATGGTGCTGATTGACTTCCAGCGGGTGGCCAGCTTCTTGAGGCCGTTGCCGATGTCCCGGCCTTCGATGCGGCACGGGATCTTCTCGCGGATCATCGCGAATGCCGCAGTGACCAGCGGGCGGGTATTGCGGCACAGGATTGCCGCATCGCCGTTGAGCCGGCTGCGGTTCTGGATCAGGTTCTCGAACGTCTCGATGCTGATCATGCCTTCCGGAGCGGTATCGTGCGCCTCGATGTGGCTGACCCACGTCTTGGCGAACTGCACCACCTTCTTCGGGCAACGGTACGTGACCGTCAGCGGCATCTCCTTGGCGCCGAACTCCGCCTTGATGATGTCGAGGCTGTCGTTGTCAGCGCCCGTGAAGCCGAAGATGGCCTGGTGAGGATCGCCGACAGCGAACACGCGGCCGGTGTGAGGCTTCATCAGCGCTCGCACCAGCAGCCGGCGTACCGTGTTGGTGTCCTGCGCCTCGTCGATCCAGACGTTGTCGAACTGCCAGAACCTGATCTTGTAGAGCAGGGGCAGGTAGATCATGTCGTTGAAGTCGATGACCTCCGGGTTCTTGTTCGACTCCTTCAGCGTCTCGATCGCCAGGTCGATGATGTCCGACGCCTTCTTCTGCAGCGGCTCTTC